CTTTTAGCAGGTCTGAGGAACGTGACTTGCTTAAAAAGAAAGTGAAAGGATGGAAAAAGAGAATAAAGGAGTTGGAAGATGAACAAGCAGGAATTGATTGATAAATATGAAGCGGCTGAATGTGTTGTGGATTTTGTTAGCGGAAAAACTCTTTTAAAAAATATTCGAAGATATTTGGAACAACTAGACGAACCAGAAACAAGCCATGCAGACGAAGCTCCACGCTATCTCAAGAACATACTAGCACGATTGCGAGAATTGCCATTGCATAACAGAGAGGTTTGGTTGAAAGTTATCATGAGTGAATTTAAACAGGATTTTAGCCATGCAAAATGGCGTGAGGGGTACGAACAAGGAAAACTTGAAGGCATGGTTGAACGTGAGAAAGTCAAAGTACCGCAGTTTATAGCTGAATTTATCACAGAACAGAAAAAACTAGGTCATACACTGTCCTACTCAATAGACGCAAGCATGTCTGACAGAGTTGCGGAATGGTATTGGGACAACTCCGAATTATTCGCCCGAGCTTGGCTTGACGGCTACGAGGTCGAGGAAGAGAAAAGGTGTAGAGTAAAGATAAAAGGCACTAGTCAATACTTATGCAAAGACGAGAACAGCATTTTTTTTAGTTCGTTTTTTATATCTGATTTCACAAGAAACGATATCGAAGACTTAGACTTCGGCTGGGTGCTCGACTGCCCAGGAATTGAGATTGAGGAGGTGGAGTGATGATACCTGAAATAAACTCTGTATGGCTTCATCTCAAAACTGGGAAAAAGTATAAAGTAGTACAAGTCGGTCTATGGGAAGAAACACTTGAGAAATGCGTGGTTTACGTTTCTTTAGATGAAAAAGCTAGGTGCTGGATTAGACCACTAGAAATTTTTATTGATGGGCGCTTTGAGGAGGTGCAGTGATGAAAGATAATGAACTTGAAGTGTTGTTAGGGCAAAACGTACTTAGCGCTCTAGCTGATATTGTATTTGATGGTGCAAAGAAGGTAGAAATACCATTCAAATTAAAAACAGGAATGAAATACAAAATAACAGTGGAGGAGGTCACAGATTGAAACGATTCATAGTTATCTGGATTCTGTTATCTGCTGGACTCAACATCTGGCAGATGGACAGGATTCGAGATTTGGAAGAAAAGAAGCCGATGGTTATCTACAAGGCTGATAACGCAGGCGCTGAGATATTCGGTAAAGTCCTTGAGAAAGGACGGCATGGTAAGCTGTACACAGTGACTATTCGTGATTACGGGATTTTTGTAGTCACTAAAGAGCAGTGGGAGAAGATAAGAGTAGGGGATGAGGTGAGGTTATGACAACAAATATGGAATTATTAGCGCATCATGTCGAGCATTGGGCGAAAGATAGAGGATTAGACAATCCTGACAATAGCACGGCTCAAGCGTTGAAATTATTTGAAGAGGCAGGCGAACTAGCGCAGGCACATCTCAAGAAACGAGATGATGAAGGTAAGGATGCAGTCGGAGATATTTTGGTAGTCTTGACCATCTACTGTCAGCAGAAAGGTTGGTCTATTGCTGAGTGCTTCCAGATGGCTTGGAATGAGATTAAAGACAGGAAAGGCAAGATGATTGACGGCTCGTTTGTCAAAGAGGAGGATTTGTAAAATGAAAAAACTAGGAATTATTATTGGTGTATTACTCGTAACAATTATCTCACCGTTTGTTGTTCAATTTGGTTGGAATGAGATTGTAACGACAATACTCCCTGTCGGAAAGATTTCGTTTTGGCAAGCTTTGGGAGTAGATGCTTTACTAAGCTTCATAAATCCAACAATCTATAGTGATGAAGATATTTCAAAAAAACTTACTCAGGCCATTTCAAAGATTATATATTTTGCATTTATACTGTGGCTAGCTAGTTTGTTCTTGTGAGGGCATTCATGAAAAATTTAAAAATCCTATGTATTGTTTTATTCGCATCCTTACTCGTAGCATGTCACCAGATTTCGAGTGGGACAGTGGTAGATAAGTACATTGATGAACCTCACACAACGTTCATACCTGTTATGAATGGTAAAAGTTCGGTACTTGTGCCAACCAGAACCAAAAGAAAATACATTCTGGTCGTTTCAGGATATGCAGGTAATAAGCAAGTTGAAGAAAGGTTTGAAGTGACAGTTAATGAATACAAGCACTATGAAATTGGCAATACTTTTATACAGGATGCCGTTTTAGAAAATAAGGAGGGGGATGAATAATGGAACCTGAAAAAATTGACAACATAAACAAACCAAACCACTACATCGGGACTTACGGTCTTGAAGTAAAAGATGTTACGAGAAATTTCATCAAAGGCAAGTCAGAGATGGAAGCACATCACTGGTGCAGTGCGGTAGAGTATTTAATTCGATACAAAGAGAAAAACGGTATTGAAGACCTGAAGAAAGCCAGAAAGAACCTTGACTGGTTGATTGAGGAGATGGAGAATGGAGAATAGGAAATTTTTCTCAGAACAAATTAGATTATGGAGAATTGGTAAAGGTCTTACTCCAGAAGAAATTTCAAAGAGATTTGGTGTTAGCGCATATACATTCTCGGACTGGGAACGAGGCATGATACCAAGCGATCGCCAGAAAGGACTTTTATCGAAAGAGTTAGGTCTGGATAAGGATGTCTTGTTTAAGAGGTGTGAGGTCGGAAAAATCAATGCTCTCTTGAAAGAAAAGCGTTTAGAGCAAGGGCTTACTCGCACAGAATTAGCCAAGTATTTGGGGTATTCGGAAACAAGTATAAGCCGTTGGGAAAGAGGTGCGGAAATTTCTGAATGTGAAGCGGAAGATATCTGCACATTTTTCGGAATCGAGATCCAGCAAGGAAATAGAACCCAATGAATAAAAGAATTAGGAAGAAGAGAACTAAACGGCTACTACAGGAAAAGCAAGCAGAATTAGAAAAACAACTACGAAAATTAAGTCCTGAAGAAATTGAAGCTATAGCTAAAATGATTAATCAGGCAGTTTCTAATATTCGCAAGGCTTTCTCTCAGATACTTGATAACTTGTTTACATTTTTTAAAAACTTGGAGGTGGAAATTGAAAAAATTGAGCGACGAAGACCTCAAAACATTAGACAGAGAACTTTTCAAATTTCAAAACATTCAACGCACAATAGACTTAAGAAGGTTAGAATTAGAAACCAGAAACCCAGATGCTCAAAGTGGACCTACTGTGGGAATAAGCAAACCTACCGAAACTATCGCAATCAGAATCGCAGATGATCCGACTTTAAAATTTCTTGAAGGATTTAAAGGGATTATTAACAAACTCTTGAGTAATCTAGTGGATGAGGATATGGAGATCTTTAATCTACGCTGGAGATACCCTCAACTGAGATGGGAAGAAATAGCAGAACAGAAATTCATGAGTAAAGCTACAATCTATCGACGTAGAAGGATTATCCTAGAACAGTACGCTATTTTGAAAGGTGAGCTATAAATAAACATGAGACAAAAGACATCTTGAAGTCTCACAAAAAAAGGGTTATTATGATAGCATGAACTTCTGAAACAAAAACACACATCGCACTTTAGGAGTCATCCTTAATTCTAGTCAGAAAAGTTGTCCAACAGAAGTATCGTCAAGAGTCAGCAAATGCTGGCTTTTTGTTTTGGGAAAGGAGGTAGAATATGGAATTTGTATCACCGATAAAAGATAATGATGACATTCAGGCAATGAAAGATTATCTCAGAGAGTGGAATGAGATGTATTATATGCTATTCATTACAGGTCTGAATACTGGATTGAGAGTTGGAGATATTCTCACTTTAAAAGTTAAAGATGTTCAAGGCTGGCACATCAAACTGAGAGAACGGAAGACTGGCAAGCAGATAACAAGACGGATGACAAAAGAACTCAAGAAAGAAATGAGAAGATATGTCGAGGGCAAACCATTTCATCATTTCTTATTCAAGAGTAGGCAAGGTCAGAATAAAGCGATTACTCGTGAGCGAGCCTATCAAATCATACATGAAGCAGCTGAAGAACTTGGCATTGATAATGTTGGCACACACACAATGCGCAAGACATTTGGCTATAAATATTACAACAAGACAAAGGACGTAGGAACATTACAGAAAATGTTCAATCACTCATCGCCTGCAATCACATTGAGATACATAGGGATAGAACAAGCAGAACTTGATGATGCACTACGGAATTTTGTCATTTAATTTTTTTAGATATTACTTTCACATAATGTGTTAAGCATAAAGTGAAAAAATGAAACTCTTTAAAACCCATGCTTAGTAAGGGTTTGAGATTTAGAGTGAATTTAACAAAATATAAGATATGTGAAAGTGAGGGATAAAATTGGTATAGTTGAAGGAGAGGAATATGTTACTCATAGGATATTTAGTTTGTTATTTTATCGCATTGATGTTTTTGAAAATTGTTTTCGATTGGACAAAAGAAGATATAGGGAAAATATTTAAACATGGATTGATTTTTCTATTTCTGCCTTTAGTATTCATTGGAGCTCTCGTATATGATTTTGTAGACAAAAGATGAGACAAAAGACATCTTGAAGTCTCACAAAAAAAGGTTTATTATGGTAGCATAGATTTCTTGTATGAGATGGGATAGGTCAAGAGCCTGTCCTTTTGTTGTGTAAAGGAGTATATATCATGTACAACAAACCAGTCAGACAGAGCTTGAAGACAAGGAAGTGGAACAAGTTCCGTGACAAGGTCATGAGACAACACGATTACCTTTGCCAAGAAAGTCTAAGATATGGGCAGTCAGTTCCAGCTGAAATGGTTCATCATATTTACCCAGTATCTGAGTATCCAGAACTTGAGTATGTATCTTGGAATTGTTTGCCGCTGACCAACCGCAAACATAATACGTTCCATGACCGCAACAACGATAAGATAATCGGAAATGGAATTTATTGGCAGAAGAAAAGAAAAAAAGAATTTTTAAATTTTTTCAAAAACAAAAATGAAAAATGAAAAAAATTTTTTATCCCCCCCACTTCAAAAAAATTTTTTCGAAGCCTCTGGGAACCGGTGAAGGGAACTTTTTCCAAGTCGGGGGCCTTCAAACAAAAAGGGGGTAAAAACTAAGCGATTTTGACGAAAGGAGGCAGTTTTTGGCTAAACCAATTACAGCAAAGTCGATTAAGTCAAAAGTGGTCAAGCAGATGAAAGACTTGGCCACTTATCGTAAAGAGTTCGAAATGATCATTGACATTTTTGCAGGTATGTTATACCAGTATCAGAAACTTGCTCAAGATTATGCTGACTTGGGTTATCCAGTAACAGACACTTATGTCAATAAGGCTGGTGCCGAGAATGAGCGCAAAGTTCCAATCTTGACAGCGATGGAAATTTTGAGGAAAGACATCCTCAGCTACTCTAATCAGTTGATGATGAATCCTAAGTCGCTCGGTGAGGTAGTAGAACAAGAGGGTGAGTCAGTTCTTACTGAGGTCCTGAAGTTCAAGAACGAAATCAAGAAGAAGCGAGTGTCTGGGAATGGGTAATCTTGATAAAGCGAAAGAATACGCTCAACACGTCTTAACTCATCAAGAAGAACATTGCGAGGAGAACATTCTTGCTGCTGAACGTTTTTTTCGTGATTTAGAAAATCCTGCTTTTGAGATGGATGAGGATATGGTGGATTTTGTTATTCACTTTATCGAGAACGTGATAGTTCATCAGCAGGGCGATGATATGTTTGCGGTGTCTATCCGTAATAAGCCATTGCTTCTGCAACCGTGGCAACATTTCGTTGTGGTTAATCTGTTTGGGTTTTACTATAAGGGGACGAATGAGCGCAGGTTCAAAGAAGCGCTTATCATGCTTGCTCGGAAGAATGGAAAAACCTCGTTTACTGCTGCAATCGCACTTGCTTATCAGATTTTGGACACGGATAGCGGTTCAAAATGCTATATCGTTGCTAACTCAGTCAAGCAAGCGATGGAAGCTTTTGGATTTTTAAGATTCAACGTTGAACGCTGGAACGATAAGAACATTCGTATCAAGGACAATAACCAGGAACACTCTATTACTGCTAATTTTGGTAATGAGGGTTCTTTCTTTATCCAGGCTTTAGCGAATGATGAGAGCCGATTGGACTCTCTGAATGGGAATGTTATCATCTTGGACGAAGCTCACACAATGAGGAATAGTAAGAAACATGGTCTTATGAAAAAAACAATGTCAGCATACCGTAACAGTATGCTTTTTGTTATCTCTACCGCTGGGGATATTCCTACGGGGTTCCTTGCTAACCGTCTGAAATACTGTCAAAAGGTGCTCAAGCAATTAGTCACTGATGATTCATTTTTCATCTTCATCTGCAAGGCTAATCAATCTGCTGATGGAGACGTGGTGGACTATCTGGATGAGAATATTCTCAAGATGGCTAATCCGTCATTGGGGGTCACGGTTTCGCTCAAGGCTCTCAAGGAAGAAGCAGAGCAGGCCATGAATGATCCTCAGACTCGAAACGAGTTTTTCAATAAGACATTGAATATCTTCACTAACTCTATGAACGCTTATTTCAATCCTGATGAATTTATAGCGTCGGACAGTTGCTATGATTGGAGTTTAGAAGAGCTGGCACGTTTGCCGATTCGTTGGTATGGTGGTGCGGACTTGTCAAGATTACATGACTTGACAGCAGCTGCTCTCTACGGTGTCTATAATGATGGTGAGAAAGATGTTGATATCTGTATCACGCATGCTTTCTTTCCTCGGATTAATGCTCAGAAGAAGGCTAACGATGATGGGATTCCACTTTTTGGGTGGCAGTCTGATGGTTGGTTGACGATGAGCAACACTCCAACGGTACTTTATGACGATATCGTCAAATGGTTCATCAGTATGCGTGAGCGTGGATTTAAAATCCAAGCTGTGGGAATGGATAGAAAGTTTGGTCGTGAGTTTTTGGCCAAAATGAAAAAGGCCAAGTTCAAGATGATTGACCAGCCTCAGCTATTCTATCTGAAATCTGAGGGGTTCAGACGGATTGAGTTCAAAGTCAAGAACAAGGAATTTTACTATCTTCATTCTGACGCTTATGAATACTGTGTGAGCAATGTTAGAGCGATTGAAAAGGTGGATGACGCTGTGCAATATGAAAAATTAGACGGAGACGGTGGTACTGCAAGGATTGACTTGTTTGATGCCAGCGTCTTTGCTTGTATACAGGCTCTTGCTAATCTCGGTAAGGGTGGCAAGAGTTTCTTTGGATAGAAAGGAGGTGAGGAAACATGGGTATTTTTGAAAAGATTTGGAAGCGAAACAAACCAAGTAAAACAATCAACATGCTGAGTCATTCAGATTTAGGATTGTCAAACTTGATGGATTCTTATGTACCTTTGGCCAGAAATCCAGACGTGGTGACAGCAGTTAATAAGATTGCTGACTTGGTCTCTAATATGACCATCCATCTGATGGAAAACACGGATAAAGGTGATATCAGGATTCGTGACGGACTTGCTAGAAAGATTGACATCAATCCGTGCGAACACATGACAAGGAAGTCATGGATTTTTAAGATTGTGCGCGATTTGCTCTTATATGGCGATGGGAATTCTGTCCTACATGTGGAATATGATCCTGTTACGGATTATATTTCTAATCTAAGACCATTTCCGATGAGAGAGGTTTCGTTCCAAACAGATAAGAATTCCTATGTGATCTCATTTAGGGGCGAAGAGTATTCCCCTGATGAAGTAGTCCACTTTGTCATCAATCCAGATCCAGATATTCCATACATTGGAACTGGTTTTAGGGTGACGTTGACAGATGTGGTTCAAAGTTTAAACATGGCTACCAAGACTAAAAAAAGCTTTATGAATGGTAGGAACATACCTAGCTTGATAGTTAAAGTTGATTCTTCAAGTGCAGAGTTAGAATCAGAAGAGGGTCGAGACAGAATTGCTGAAAAATATTTAAAAACTAGCAAGATTGGCGCCCCTTGGTTTATTCCAGAAGAATTGCTGGATGTCCAGCAGGTAAAACCGCTTAGTCTAACGGATATCGCTTTAAATGAGTCTGTAGAATTAGATAAAAGAACAGTTGCAGGGCTATTAGGAGTACCTGCTTTTATTTTGGGCGTGGGAGAGTTCGACAAGACAGAGTATAACAACTTTGTAAATACGACCGTCATGAGTATCGCCACCACCATAACCCAAACTCTAACAAGAGACTTATTACTATCCAGCAATCGGTATTTCAAGCTAAATCCTCGCTCACTCTTCTCTTACAACATTACAGAATTGTCTGCTGTTGCCCAACAAATGACAAACAGTACTGCGATGCGTCGTAACGAGTGGAGAGATTGGCTTGGTATGGCTCCTGATTCTGAGATGGAAGAGTTGATTGTCCTTGAGAACTATATCCCTCAAGAGAAGATAGGAGACCAAAATAAATTGAAAGGAGGTGAGGAAGAGAATGCAGAAACGGAATAGTTATCGTGCCACTCAATTTCAAACGAGAGAAGAAGACTCTGGTGATTTGATTTTGAGTGGCTACTTTATCAAGTTTGACGAGGAGACGGAATTGTGGCCAGGCTACTGTGAAGTTATCAAGCGTGCTGGAGTTGAGAAAGCTATCAAAGACGCTGATATCAGAGCTTTATTTAATCATGATGATAGTCTTGTTCTCGGTCGAACAGGTAACGGGACTTTGACACTGGGTGTTGATGATGTCGGACTGTTCGGAGACATTATCATTAACAAGGATGACCCTCAAGCTGTTGGAGCCTATGCCCGTGTTAAACGTGGAGATGTTATCGGTTGTAGCTTTGGCTTTATCCCGATAAAAATTGAAACAGAGGAACGTGAAGACGGCTCGTATCTGGACACTGTCTTAGAACTAGAAATCTTTGAAGTGAGTCCATGTACTTTCCCAGCCTATCCACAAACGGAAATTGCTGCACGACAAAAAGACTTTGAAAGTCAGAGCCGTGCGAATCGTGAAGCGCTAGACAAGCGCAAGAAAGAAATTAAGGAGAAATTTAAGCTATGAATAAGGCGTTAATCTTTGGTGCTCGTATGCGAGCAAAAGCAACTAAGGTAGTTGACTTAGAAGAAACTATCGAAGAATTAAACAAACGTTCGGTTGTTGAACTAGAGAAGTTAGATCGTGCTGAAACCGATGAAGAAGTTTCAGCAGTTGAAAAGACTGTAGACGGTCTTCAAAAGGAAATTGAAGAAAAAGAAGCTGAAAAAGCGCAGCTAGAAAAAGAAATCGAGGAGTTGGAAAAACAAATCGAGGAGCAAAACCGTAAAGCACCAACTCCAGGTAAAACGGAAAAACGAGGAGGACAGAAATTGGAACAACGTGAAGCATTTAACCATTACCTTCGAACAAAAGAAGTGCGTGCTGATGGTCTCAAATCTGCTGAAGGGGAAGCAATCATTCCTGTTGAACTGATGACGCCCAAAGAAGCAAAACAAGACAAGACAGATTTGACTTCATTGGTCAACATCGTTAATGTCAAGAACGCAAGTGGTAAATGGGCAGTTGTTAAATTGACTGACCAAACAATGAATACAGTTGAAGAGTTGGAAGAGAATCCTGAATTAGCTAAACCAACCTTCACAAAAGTTAATTATGAGATTAAGACACGTCGTGGTCATTTGCCAGTATCTCAAGAATTGATTGATGACGCTGACTACGATGTTATGGGATTGGTTGCTAAACAAGCTAAGAACCAAGAACGTATCACCAAGAATAAAGAAATCGCTAAAGTTCTCAAAACAGCTACAGCTAAAAGCGCAGCTGGTTTGGACGGCTTGAAAGATATTCTCAATGTGGAATTGAAACCGTACTACGATGCCACTATTGTATGTACCCAATCTATGTTCGCCGCTCTTGATAAAATCAAGGACAAGGACGGTCGCTATATGCTACAAACAGATATCACTTCTCCAACTGGCTACAAGTTCGCTGGTCGTGTAATTGATGTTTATCCTGATGATATTATTGGGGACGCTAAAGGAGAAATGAAAGCCTTTATCGGTGATGTTGGAGAGTTTGCGACATTGTTTGATCGCGCTCAGACAACTGTCAAATGGCAAGATGATAAAATCTACGGTCAATATCTAGGAACTGCAAACCGTTTCGATGTTAAGAAAGTTGATGAAGCAGCAGGATTCTATGTAACTTACACTGACGCTGCAGGGTAAGGAGGTAGCTGATGGCTTATCAAGTAATCCGTCCTTTTAAGGATTTGAGAGACCCTCAACAATATGAATATCAAATTGGGGATATTTATCCTCGAACAGGATATAAGAGCACCAAGACCTTCATTCAAGAGTTGTTAGATGGGTCAAATAGTGCAGGATCTATTTTTTTGGCTAAAATCGATGACAACGATATTTCTGAAGGAGAACCAGAACCTCAAGAACCTGAAGAGGAAGATGAGGAGTAGTTATGGACAAAGCTCAATTATTAGAATTACTAAAACTAAAATTGGGTATAGCAACAAATCTACGTGATAAGCCTTTGGAGAAAATCATCGAAGCTGTCATAACTGAACTGGAAGATAATTTGGGAGTTTCGCTTGAATCAGAAAACGCTGAACACCAAATGTTTGTAGTTGATTTTGCAGCCTTTCGCTATGAGGGTGGGGTGGATATGCCACGCCACCTTTTATGGCGGCTGCATAATTTGAAATTGAGGTAAGCAGATGGCATGGAACAATGAGATTACATTGATCTCAAGGGTTAAAACAGGACTAGATAAATTGCACCAGCCTCTATTTGAGGAGAAACGATTGACTATTTTGTGTCGCAAGCGTTCCATTACTCGTTCTGAATTTTATCAGGCTAGCCAGGTTGGACTTAGACCAAGCCTTATCCTTGATATTCATAGCTTTGAGTATAACAACGAGGAAGAAGCGGAATTTAATGGGAAACGGTATCGTATTCTCAAGACATTTCCGATTGGTTTAGAAATTCTGGAGCTGACCTTGATGGAGGAATTGCCATGAGTGTAACAGGTGACCTTTCAGCAGAAATCGCTAAAGCACTGAGCGAATATTCTAGTGAGTTAGAAGATGAGATTGACGCTACCGCACAAGAGTTAGGTGATGAAGCTGTTGTGACTTTGAAAGCGACAAGCCCAAAGAATAAAGGAAAGTATGGAAGAGGATGGCGTCTTAAGAAAAACTCAAAAGGCTCATACGTAATCCATAATGCTACAAGCCCTCAATTGACTCACCTACTTGAAAATGACCATGTCTTAAGGAATGGAGGTCGCAGTCGTGCTATTCCTCATATCCAACCTGTAGAAGAAAAGCTAATCAATTCTTTTGAACGGAAAGTGAAGGAGGCTATTCAAAAATGAAATTATCTGACCTTGTCGATATTCTAAGTCAAGCGAATCTACCTATAACCTATCGTGCGTTTGAAACTGGACACGTTCCTCAAACACCTTACCTTATCTACTTTGAATCACATCCAGATATCAAGAGAGCAGACGACGAACAGAAATACCAGATTAAATCTGTGACTGTAGAGCTTATCTTTGAACGTAAAGACGAAGATTTGGAAGAGATCTTGGAAGAGTTGTTGTCTAAACATCAACTTGTTTTTGAGGTATCAGAAGAAAGCTATATCCCAACAGAAAGGCTATCTGTCAAGCCTTATACTGTTTATTTGTACTAAAGGAGAAGAAGATGACAAAAACAGAAAATACAGTAACCTATGGATTGAAAAACGTGCATATCGCACCAATCGAAAGTATCAACAGTGAGACAAAAGTCATTAGCTACGGGCAAATTTTCCCTTTCCCTGGAGCGATGAACTTGGAGTTAGAGCCAAAAGGAGAATCGAAAGCAATCCAAGCAGACGATGTGGACTACCACTTCATGAACTCAAACGAAGGATATGAAGGGAAATTGAAAGTACCGCATATCACGGAAGAGTTTGCGACAAAAATCTTAGGAGAACTCAAGGATGAGCAAACAGGAGTATTGACTGAAAAAGGCGATGCTTCAACTAAACCGTTTGCTATTATGTTTGAATTTTCAGGAGATAAAAATAAGACTCGTTACGTTATCTACTACTGCTCTGCTAGTCGTCCATCAAACGGCTCTGGTACTAAGAGTGGAACAACTGTCAACGAACGCGAACTTAGCTTTAAGGGTTCACCACGTCCTCTTGATAGCGTCGTGAAACGTTCTATTACGTCAGCTGACAAAAAAGAAGTGTATGACGCTTGGTTTACTAGCGTTTACGAACCAACATCTCTAGGATAAGGAGTAAAGAATGCGTCGAAGTATTAAAATCAGCAATAAGCGTTATGAGCTTGCAACAAATGCCTATACTCCAATTGCTTACAAAAACGAGTTTGGGCAGGATTTTTTCAAGGACCTTTTAGGGCTATTGAAAAATAAACAATTGGTAGCTCAATTGAATCAATTAGAAAAAGGTAATGATTTGGTAGCGGAAAGCGTCAACCTATCTCTTTTAGAAGATTTTGATATTACCTTTTTCTATCGTCTATTTTGGGTATTTGCTAAATCTGGCAATCCTAAAATTAAACCGTTTGATGATTTCTTTATGGAGATGGAAGAATTTCCTCTTGACGAAGTTTGTCCGCTAATGATGGAAATGTTGAACACGGTACTGCAAACAAAAAAGAAACAGACACATCAGAAACAGCAAGCGAAGAAGCCTTCACGGTAGAATCCTATCTATCTTGTTGCAAGGAAACTGGCTTATCTATCGATGATCTCAAGCACATTTCCATTGGGATGGCTTTAGATTACCAGACAGATTATGTCAATTTGCGTAGCGAAAACAAAACGGGTAGTCGAAAGGCTACCCAGGCTGATTTTGATGCATTTTAGAGAAAAAAGTGAGTGCTGAGAGAGCGATTGTGAGGACAAGTTCCTTTAGTTGGCTAGTGTTCTGGTCATAGAAATCCTCTCAGTGCTCCTTATTTTTTAAGGAAAGGAGGAAATATGGCAGGAAATATCAAAGGGATTAAAATTGAAATTGATGGCGACACCCAGCCCTTACAAAAAGCGTTAAAAGGTGTCAATCAAGAGTCTGCTAACGCAACAAAAGAGCTGAAACAGATTGATAATGCTTTAAAGTTTGATACTGGCAACGTTACTTTACTAACTCAAAAGCAAGAAGTCTTACAGAAGCAAGTTGGAACCACTCGGGAAAAGTTAGAAACCTTAAGACAAGCTCAATCTCAAGTTGAAGAACAGTTCAAAAAAGGAGATATTGGCGCAGACCAGTATCGTGCTTTCCAACGTGAAGTAGAAGTGACTCAAAATATCCTAAAAGGATATGAGGGAAAATTAGCTAGTGTCAATCAGGCTCTTGAAGGAAACGGGAATGCAACCAAGAATAACCAAACCCAACTGAAAGAATTGCAGAATGAGCAGAAACTACTTGCCAGCGAATCTGAAAAAGTCGTTAGTTCTTTTAAACTGCAGGAAAGCCAGATGGGTGCCAATGCTAGTGAAGCCGACAAGTTGGCATTGGCTGAAAAGAAGATTGGTGCACAGTCCGAAATTGTCGCTCGTCAAATTGAAAACCTTGAGAAGCAGTTAAGTCTAACTAAAGAACAGTATGGCGAAAACTCAGCTGAAGCTAACAAGATGGAAGCGGAGCTGAACCAAGCTAAGACCGCTTACGCTAATCTTGGTCAGGAAATGGAAAAGCTATCCAGCAGTGGGAAACAGGCTGGAGATAGTCTCAGCGAGACTAACAACCTTTTGAAAGCTGAACTACTAAACCAATTTTCTGAAAAGTTATCTGAGATTAGTCAAAAACTAGTTGACTTTGGGAAAAGTGCTCTGGAAGCCTTTCGTCAAGTAGATGAGGGGATGGATATTATTGTTACCAAAACAGGCGCTGGTGGAGAAGCTCTGCAAGGTATGCAGGATGTTGCGAACGAAATCGCTACATCATTACCAACAGATTTCTCAACAGTAGGGAATGCGGTTGGAGAAGTTAACACTCAATTTCAACTCACAGGCGAAGCGCTCAAGGGTGCCTCAGAGGATATTATCAAATTCTCGGAAATTAACGGTTCTGACGTTACAAATTCAACTATTCAGTCGAAACAGGCATTAGAAGCGTATGGAATGACTGTTGATGATTTATCAAAAGTCTTAGATTCAACTACGTTCGTCGCCCAGGCTACGGGTGTTTCAGTTGATGACTTGATGAAAAAAGCAACAGATGGCGCTCCTCAAATCAAATTGTTGGGACTTAGTTTTGAAGAAGCTGTTACACTTGTTGGTCAGCTAGAACAACATGGTGTTGATTCGTCTGCTGCTTTATCAGGATTGACGAAAGCAGCAGGAGTGTATGCCAAACAAGGCAAGAGCATGAATGAAGGCCTCAAACAAACAATAGACTCCATCAAAAACAGCAAGAGCGAGACAGAAGCGTTAAGTATTGCTATGGAGATTTTTGGTGCTAAAAAAGCGCCACAAATGGTTGACGCTATCAAACGTGGAGCGTTAAGTTTTGAAGATTTAGGGAAAACAGCCCAAGAATCTGCTGGTTTAGTTTCAAATACATATGAAGCTACCTTAGACCCAATCGATAAATTCCAGACAGCTCAAAATTCAGTTACTTTGGCTATGTCTGAACTAGGTGCTTCGATTGCTGAAGTACTAGCGCCAGTATTTGAAATGCTGGGGAATATTGTCAAGCAAGTAGCTGAATGGTTCAGCGGATTACCTGGTCCGATTAAAGAATTTGTAGTAATCATAGGAGCTGTAGTTACCGCAGTAGGAGTTTTAGCGCCTATATTCTTTTCTATGCAAGCTATATTTACAACGTCGATAGGGGCAATGATCACTGCCGCTTTACCAATCATTGGAATAGTAGCAGGTATTGTAGCTGCTATTTCAGCAGTTGTTATTGTCTTGAAATACTTATGGGAAACGAATGAAGGATTCCGCAATGCAGTGACAGTTGTGTGGGAGGCTATTTCATCTGTCATCAATACTGTTGTAGGTGAAATTTCAAATTTCATCATGAGTATTTTTGGAACGGTTGTGACTTGGTGGACTGAAAACCAAGAGCTAATCCGTTCTATTACGGACGCAGTCTGGACTGGCATTTCCGCTATCATTAGCGCTGCTATGACTGTTCTAGGTCCACTTATAGAGGGAGAGTGGAATAATATTCAGATTATCACCTCTACAGTTTGGGAAGTGATTAAAACTGTAGTTGAGACAGCTATTAACGTTGTTTTGGGTATTATCAAGGCAGTGATGCAGATCCTTACTGGTGACTGGTCGGGCGCTTGGGAAACCATCAAGAGTGTTGGAGAAACAATCTGGAATGGGATTGCAAGCGTCGTTGGTACTATCTTTAATGGCATAGCGCAGGTATTGTCTAACATCTGGAACACTATTTCAACGGTTGCTTCAACTGTTTGGAATGGTATCAAATCTACTCTCTCAGGAATATTTGATGGTATTTCAAGCTCAGTCTCAAGTGTCTTTAACGGTATAAGAGATACGATTAGCAACATTTGGAATGGTATCAAGTCAACTGCAAGCAGTGTCTGGAATGGCATTAAAGATACAATCGGCAATGCTATTAACGGGGCTAAGGATTTAGTTGGTCGTGCAATTGAAGCTATTAAGGGATTCTTTAACTTTGAATTTAGATGGCCTCATATCCCTCTACCACACTTTAGTATTTCAGGCTCTCTCAACCCAGTTGACTGGTTGAGTAACGGGTTGCCAAGTATTGGCGTAGAGTGGTATGCCAAGGGCGGTATCTTGACCAAGCCGACTGTTTTCGGTTCAAACGGAAATAGTTTGATGGTTGGTGGAGAGGCTGGAAACGAGGCTGTCTTACCACTAAACGAACGAACCTTGGGAGCTATCGGCCGTGGAATAGCCCAAACAATGGGAGGTCTGTCTCCTGTTATCAATGTCAGTATTAGCGGAAACAACATCAGTGAAGAGATGGATATCAATCGCATTGCTGACGTTGTCGCTCAAAAGATTGCGGACGAACTGCAACGGAAAACACAACTTAGAGGAGGAATCGCATGATTAAACATAATGAATTGGTGATTGATGGTGTAGCAACCTCCTCTTTTCCTTTTGATGTCATTGTAGAGGAAGCGCCATCCATCGTAATTGCTAATAGTAAGACAAAACTATGGGAGCATGACGGGATTAGTGGAGCCATCCTACAAACCAATCATCATAGAGGGATGGTTGAGAAATCCTACACGCTTCACTTAGTCAAGCCAAAAGAGGAGGACTTGAACCGTTTTCTGGCTCTTTTTGCTAGGGAAAACTTTTGGCTTGAAAGCGAACGTGTCAAGACCACTAAGATGTGGTGTTACAAGGTAAAGATTTCCGAGACTACTAGAAATCGTACAGGGTACTATGCGCTCAAAGTCACATTTGAGTGTCACCCTACAAAATTTTTCAAAGTCACGGACAATCAGACCTTTTCAAGAAGTGGCACTTTAAGAACCAAAGGCTCTGCTTTGGCTTTTCCGACAATTACCTTAACTGGTCAAAGTACGACTGAGGTTAGTTTCACAGTGGACAGACAGGTTATCCGCTTAGAAAGACTGTCTGGAAGAGCTATCATGGTAAATAACCCTAACAACCCTAGTTTCTTGGACGGAACAGGTTCTAGAATTAAGTGGACAGGGGATTTTATCACGATTGACCCAATCAAAAAACAAGATGTTGGGATTGTCTTAGGTGCTGGTATCAGTTCCATGACGATTGAGACAGTTTGGGGGTGGGCATAATGCTATATTTGCTTGAAAGTGATACTCGTAACGTTAAATGGAACGGTATTCCACTGCATGAAGCGACCTCAGCTATCATCAAAGAGCAAATGAACGGGGATTTTACCCTCACTCTTCGCTACCCTATTACTGACTCTGAGATTTATCAACTTTTCCGTGAAGATATGTTGATAAAGGCTCCAGCTCCTGTGATTGGCCCTCAGTTGTTCCGTATCAAGAAGCCAGTAGAGAATGATGATCATTTAGAAATCACTGCTTACCATATCACTGATGACGTTATGCAGCGGTCTATCAATCCTCTGTCTGTCAACAAGCAGAGTTGCTGGCAAGCTCTTTCTCAATTGGTACAGGTTGCTAAAACTCCTATCAATGATTTTTCATTTACAAGTGATATCACGGACAGGAGAACCATCAACACGAAAGAAGTAGAAACACTCTATAGTGTGTTGATGGATGGTGCTCACTCAATTGTTGGGACATGGGAAGGAGAGATGGTTCGGGATAATTTTGCTATCTCAATTAAGCGAAACCGAGGAGAGGACAGAGGTGTTATCATCTCTACTCACAAAAACCTTAAATCCTATCAACGAACCAAAAACTCACAAAATGTTGTTACTCGGATCCATGCTAAGTCTACATTTAAGGCAGAGGGTGCCAAGGAAGATACAACGATTGCTATAACGGTTGATAGTCCCTTAATTGGTGCTTACCCTTATATCAACGAAAGAAGTTATACAAATAATAACATTCAGACCGTTGAGGAGTTGACAAAGTGGGCTAGTGCTAAATTCACTAACGAACACATAGATAAGGCTACAGATGCCATTAAGATTGAAGCTTATGAACTTGATGGGCAAACTGTCCATATGGGCGATACAGTTAACCTGAAAAGTTATAAGCACAATGTGGACGTTTATAAGAAAGCCATTGCCTACGAGTATGACTGTTTGGCAAACAATGGACAGGGTGCCTATCTAACCATTACCTTTGATGACAAAGTAAAATCAGGGGGAAATAGTGGTGGAGTGTCAGCAGTAGCAAACGCAATCTTGGACAAGCAAGAAACACAATTTGATATTATGCTGGAACGTGCAATCGCAAATGCTGACCGTGCATTTGATGCTGAATTTGCCAAGCGCGAGAAAGCTATCACGGATGCCATTGAACAGTACAAGGCCAAGGCTGAGGAATTCGGCGCTAAAATCCACGAGGAAATGGAGAAAGAGCGTCCTGAGTTCGTGAAGCGTATTCGTGAAGAGCTGATGAGTGGTGCGGACTCAATCGCTGAATTAAGCAAGAAACTTGAGCAAGTCAGCGAGACCGCAAGAGTCAACGCGAGTTTGATTGGTGGTGACGGGAATACTCAGTACAACAAGAACCGCTTGAATGGTGGCACGGCTAAGAAAATCAGTTATGGAACGGATTTCGTAGAAGTCGGACATAATGGAGAGGGTTTTGAACTCGGTAAGAAATACGTTATCAGCTGGTCAGCAACCTGCACGCCTTACGGTAAAACTGATGTGACTGTTGTAGTCAATAAGAATCCGTTTTATGGTGGCCATGTTCATTTAGCGCCTGCCAATTCGGTCATGCCAGCGATTGATAAAGACTTAACCCAGAGAGAGGAGCAGATATTGGCAGTCTATTACGGTGCTTATCGTCTGACCTTTTCAGGGGACTGGTATCAGAATTTAGATCAGTCTGTGACGGTTGACAATCAGACAAGACGGATTGAACTAGCGCCAGTCTATAAGACGGTTGCTGATGGGCAAAATGCTAGATATGAGGGAAGTTGGAGTGAGAACCCAACTTTTATTTTTGATGGAGGTAGAACATGACGGGAACAACGCCTGAAGTAGTACCTATCAGGGTACGACATAAACGGATGCCGGCTAGTGAGTGGGCAAGAAGTGACTTTGTGTTGTACGACGGAGAGTTAGGTATCGAGAGCGACACGGGTAAGGTCAAGGTTGGAAATGGTCGTGACCGATTTTCAGCTTTGCAATATCTAACAGGGCCGAAAGGAGACCGTGGCGAACGTGGAGAAACAGGACCACGAGGAGCTGACGGTGTTATGCGATTTGAGAACCTGACAAGCCAACAGAGAGAGGGTTTAAAAGGCGCACAAGGCCCAACAGGTCCTAGAGGCCCAGCTGGTCCAGCAGGCGCAGTAGGACCGAGAGGTCCAGAAGGTCAACGAGGACCACAAGGAAATGCAGGCCCAGCAGGACCAACAGGTCCCAGAGGAGCAGATGGAGCGCCTGGTCAAAACATTATCAATCAGAATGGTGGGCAACCGATGAAATATTGGGCTGGAACAAGGTCTCAATATGACGCGATTGCCAACAAGGATAGTAATACTATCTATGATATCTATAAAACATAGGAGGTAGTATGGCTAGAGAAGGAATTTACGTAGGTGGCAAGGAAGTTACTCAGCGTTACGTAGGAAATCAGTTAGTCTGGGAGAAAAGAATACGAGTTTTAGAACTTTTTGATAAATCTGTTATTACGTCTCCAAGTTACGGAGAGAATGTAATGTATATCTATGATTATAAATTTGGTTTCAGTAACTATTCGATTGACGAAGTTCATTTCATCGGTAAAACTGAATCAAATGTTATTCCGGTAACACTAGAACGAGGTTATAGTAACACTCGCATTAAAGCCCGTTTTAGAAATAATGAAGACTTTGAGAAAGCAAAAAGGGAATTTAATTCATCAAATGGAGAAGTTTATATGAGGTTTTACTCAGTATGGAGGTAACACATGGACATTACTATTCAAAATGTACGGTCGCCTGCTCTTGAGCATAACGGGCGGTATTACAAAGTCTTTCAACCACGGACACGAGATGAACTGCTGAAGCTTCATCACATGGGCTGTGTGGGAGACACGGTGCTGACGGATATCCAACTGGAGCAGGGAGATTTTCCTACAAGCTTCGTGGAGCCTACTGTCACGCAACGTACCCTGTCAGGTCTCTTCAAGGATATGCGTTCTATTGAACTGGAATTAACAGACCCGAACAGCACTCTCTGGGGCAAAATCCAGCAGAACAATCAAGGAGCGCTGACTCAATTCTTTGACAAGAATGTCAAGAGTGCCATTGCTCAGACGGCCAAAGAAATTAGGCAGGAAGTGCGAGACGCTGCTAACAGTGCGAGGGTACAAGTGACACCAGAAGGTGTGACTATCGGCTCCACTACTTTAACGGGTGAGCAGTTAGCCTCTACCATTTCCGCAAGCCCTAGAGGTGTGGATATCATCGCTCCGCACGTTCGAGTACAGTCAGATATGTTGGTAGATGGTGCTGTAACAGCTAGGAAGATGGCCGCTGGTTCTGTCACTGCTGAACATATCCAAGCTGGAGCTATCACGGGCGATAAAATCAGCGTAGATGATGCCTTGATTCGGAACCTGACCGCTAGAGATGCCTTGATTGACAAACTGACATCTAAGGAAATCTTCACAACCAAGATTGAGTCAGTTGTGTCTAGCTCAACCTTCCTACAAGCCTATCAAGGTGAAATTGGAGGTTTCACCTTAGGTCAATTTGATAATGGAGGCGGTCGCTGGATTTCTGGTGTTAATCAATTCTCGGTCGGTATGGGTAATGGTGCTGGTTATGGTACTAAGACAGCTTTCTGGGCGAATTGGGGCGATAACTGGAACCAAGCAGGACCGAATTCTTGGCATGTGGACACAGATGGGCAGATGTATTGTAAGAACACAGTTAGCTTCTATGGTAAAGTTGACTTTTCTGGCTCTACAAACGTTAATTTCTACAGCAAGATTAATGCTGCTAAAGGTATCTGGACAGGAAATGCAGATATTTATGGTGCTGGATCAAATCCAGCTGGAGGAGAGAATGCCGTCGTCTGGTGGAATCAAATCACTACAGCAAAATGGAGAGGCTATGCAGGTATTACTTCGAGTTCAGATAGACGCTTGAAAGAAAATATTAAAGAGAGTCCAGTTAATGCTTTGGATAAAATCCAAGCGTTGAACATGGTCTCTTTTGATTTTATCGCGAGCCAGAAACATGAAGAGGTTGGTTTGATTGCGCAGGAAGTGCAGGAGGTAGTCCCTCATGCAGTTGAAACAGATGAAGTAACATCTTATCTGTCTATCAACTATTCAAAGTTCGTCCCCTACTTGCTGAAGGCTGTCCAAGAACTAGACCAGAAAATCAAAGAAATGGAGAACATACATGGATAATCACATAATCGACAAGCTAGTCACTGAGTCGCTTGTCAACCGCTTGGCTGAGGGCGAATTGGATCGTGCGAATTTAGAGGCATACTATACGCTGACTTTGGCCGAATTACAGGCTTTTAAAGCCGTACTGGAATACGACCCAGCACTCAAAGAACTATTTGAAGAAACACAAGCTAAAATGAAAGGAAATAATACATGACTTACAAATTAACAGGAAACCCTATTCTAAAAGGGGAAAAGAATGTCACAATCGTAACGATTGAGAAAGAAGAACCTGGACGCTACAGCTATGAGCGTGTGGAATTGCCAGGCAACCGTACGCATGATAATGAAGAAGTGCTGATTCAAGCAGTTTTGGACTTTATCCGAACAGAACTTGATCCGACAAATGCCATCGTTACTGCTCAAGCTAAACTAGAGCAGACTTTGGCTAAATTGGAACAGGCTGAGCAGAAAGTAGCTCAGACTGAAGCTAAACAGACTGCAACAGACCAAGAAGTTAAGCATAACAAAGCTGAAACCGACCGCTATGGGAAAATCATCCATGCGGTCGTTTTAAATGCCGTAGCAGGCAAGACAATCGCTTATGGAACCAACTACAAGGAATTGGTTGAACTCATTCCACTAGCCGAAATTGGCAAGCATTACTTAGCACATGACTTGATTACTATTGAAGACCCAGCTCATGTTGAGGTTGACGGAGAAGGCAAGCGTATCTTGGTTCAGTTGAACAAGGAATTTACCTACAACGGTGAACCGGTCAGTGATTTTGCCCGTAACGGTCGTCTTGAAATGGACGGAACTGGCGCAGCATGGAAGTACGAACCTAAAGGATAGAGGTGCTTTATGGACGTCTTACAATCAACAGAGCATTTCTTCATGAACGTGCTACCAGTTGCCACGCCAATCGTCGTTGCTTGGCTTGGGTATAAAATGCCGAAGAAGACCAAGGAACAGACAGACCAAATCATTTCTGAATTGAATGATGTCAAAAAACAAATCAAAGATGTCCAAGAAACCGCATGCGACAGCAATGTCAAAATTGACGAAGTACAAGCAAAGCTAAAACTTCACGACGATGCGCACCTTGTAACAATGAGGATGCGTCTCGATCGTGATATTCGTAGGGCTATCCGTCGTGGATTTACTACTAAAGATGAGTTCTATGTAGTGGAGAACATGCACAATAGCTACAAGGCTCTTGGTGGTAATGGCTACATAGACCACTTGTACAACAATTTTGAAGCGCTGCAGATTAGAGACGACATCTTAGTTGAAGATGAGAAAGGGGCGCAGAATGGTCTGTAATCTCAATACGACCAATCTTGCTCAAGTGGATGGCGGTTACCTCATTAAGCAGGGTGATGTAGCTTCTACCTTTGGTTTTGTCCTTTTAGACGAAGATTATCGGGCTGTCTCCTCTCTTGAGGGAGAGGTGGCGGTCGTTAGTCTGACAATGGACAAGTACCAGTGGAAGAAGAAGGTGACTGTCACGAACTCAAGCGTGAATTTTAATCTGGACACTATCTTGCCAATCGGGAAATACCGCTTAGAGATTAGCGCTGGTGGGTACATTTTCCCAAGTGACAAAGAGACACATATCAAGATAGTGGCTTCAGATAAAGAATTGGTCACAGAGGAAGTCCATGCTTTAAAAGAGCTGGATATCGCAAAGGAAGTTGAGAAACAACTTTCAGAAAAAACAGTAACAGATGGTGGAGTATGTCCGGAATTTCCAGACCTACTCTTTTTTTACAACTTAGGAAAGGTATAGAAAAAAATGGAAACTACAAAATTAACAGAATTTGCCCGCACTTTGGGAGAAGATAACAAACGAGTTAACGAAGAATTAAAAACCAAGGTTAGCACTTCAGCAATGACGCAAGCTATCTCTCAGGCAGTCACTCAAGCTAAAACGGAAGTTAAGGCTGAAATTTTAGGCGAAGGAACGCCTGAGAACCTTGATACGCTGAAAGAAATTGCAGACAAAATTACAAGCATGGGCGATGACGCTGGTGGCGCACTCCTTGGAAAAATTACCGAAGTTGGCGGACGTGTAGACCAGATTGCCAACCTTGACTTGGTAGCGACTTATAACCAAGCGAAAGCGTGAAGCCTATGAATAACCTTGAAAGTCTAGCAGCTGAAATCGGTAAGGATATCAAGGGCATTAAAGAGCAACAGGTTACGAAATATGAGCTGGAACAAAAAGCCTATCTGACAAGCCATCAATCCTTGTCAGGCTACGCTTTGAAATCGGAGTTATACAATGATATCCCAATCAAGGCGCGTCTGAATGCCTTAGAAAACCGTCCAACATTTGACACGCTGACACCGACTCAACGGGATAGCTTGAGGGGTGAAAATGGCCACAGCTTAAATGCAACTGTCCGCATTGAAGGGAGTTATCGAAATGGTTCTACTAGCCAGCTAAATTTATTCGCAGATGTATTTTATGATGGAGAGAAGCTCACGAGTGGCTATACTCTTGATTACTACTACCGTGGTTTTGGGAACAATAATTGGGGGGTATTGAGAAATCAGACGCCTGATGCAAATGGTAAATTTGGGACATGGAGTGCTACACAGCGCTCTGGTGGTTGGTTCGAAGTCCGTATTGAGGTGAACTACAGAGGTCTTAAGGCCTCTGGGTTTGCTCATTTGGATAATGTCAACGATGGCGAACGAGGTGCAACGGGCGCTAGAGGAGCAGATGGAGCGCCTGGTCAGAACATCATCAACCAACAGGGACAACAAGCCCTCAAGTATTGGGCAGGAACACAAGCGCAGTACGATGCCATCACTACTAAAGACCCTAACACGATTTACGATATCTTTAAGCAGGTGTAGCTATGAAAGATAGAATAAGGATAATGTTAGGCGATCAGGAGATTGTCAAGAGGTATATAGGTAGCAGACTTGTGTGGGAGAGTCGACCGCCGTTATTATTGGAAGTGTTAAACACGAGAATGTGGGAGTACTGGGGTGGGTACAATATTGATATTAAAGGTAATGACATTGAGGTTACTGATATACGATATGTGCAACTCAATAATAGCGAATTAATAGAAATTAAGGCTGATATGTATACCCGAGGAGTCATATATATAACTGGCGCATACTTAAGAAATTATATAGGTACCGTTAATGTTAAGTTTTATGGAAAATAGAAAGGAAAACAACATGATTAACTGGAAACTACGACTAGAAAACAAATACTTTTGGCTTACTGCCATTCCAGCCTTCTTGCTTGTCTTGCAAGCAAGTGCAGCAGTTTTTGGATATCATCTAGATTTGGGTGATATCGGCAACAAGCTGATTTTGCTTGTCAATGCAGTATTCGTGTTCTTGACTGCTATCGGTCTGGTCAATGACCCGACGACTAGCGGAATTACAGACAGCACACGAGCTCTAGAATACAAGAAACCAAGTGAGGAGTAGGAATGGATATTGATACAAGTAGACTACGTACAGACTTGCCGATTGTTGGATTTGAGCCTTTTCGTCAGGTTCACGCCCACTCAACAGGCAATCGCAACTCAACCGCTCAGAACGAGGCGGACTACCACTACAGAAAGGACCCTGGACTTGGGTTCTTTTCTCATGTCGTTGGTAACGGTCGGGTCATGCAGGTAGGCCCTGTAAACAAGGGAATGTGGGACGTTGGTGGCAGTTGGAATGCTGAGACCTATGCAGCAGTTGAATTGATTGAAAGCCATTCAACTAAAGAAGAGTTCATGACAGACTATCGCCTTTATATCGAATTGCTACGAAATCTAGCAGATGAAGCAGGTTTGCCGAAAACTCTTGATACAGACGACTTGGCAGGTATCAAAACGCATGAATACTGTACCAATAACCAACCTGACAATAGTAGCGACCACGTTGACCCTTATCCATATCTTGCTAAATGGGGTGTTAGCCGTGAACAGTTTAAGCGAGATATTGAGAACGGCCTAGGCGCCGAAACAGGCTGGCAGAAGAATGATACAGGCTATTGGTATGTACACTCAGACGGCTCTTATCCAAAGGACAAGTTTGAGAAAATCAACGGAACCTGGTATTACTTCGACGGTTCAGGCTACATGCTTGCAGACCGCTGGAAGATGCACTCAGACGGCAACTGGTACTGGTTTGATCAATCAGGCGAAATGGCCACAGGCTGGAAGAAAATTGCTGAGAAGTGGTACTATTTCGATGTAGAAGGTGCCATGAAGACGGGTTGGGTCAAGTATAAGGATACATGGTACTACCTTGATAGTAAGGGTGGAAACATGGTATCTAATGAATTCGTCAGAGCAGGTCAAGGCTGGTACTACATCAAACCAGACGGAACAATGGCAGACAAACCAGAGTTCACAGTAGAGCCAGATGGCTTAATTACAACTAAATAAATAGAAAGGAAATTTTCTAAAATGTTCTTTTACCGCAGGCTCAGGCTTGCGGTTTTTTTGTTTGCTCTGAAAGTACTTTCTGAAATAAAAAAAGTTTAAAATTCTTTGTTAAAATACTTGACGAACGTAAAGTATAGTAGTATACTATAATCAAGATAAGGAAAGGGAGAATAAAGTTCTCAAGGTAAAATAAAATGAAAATCAATAATGAATTCGTAATGACAGTAGGCGCAGGCATGAATATGAAAGAAAAACTAGCAAAACTTGCTAATAGCAAGGGCTTCACAGAAAGAAATACAGGTATCTTCGTTGCTAAAGCTGATTTAGAAGAAAAAGGTATTAACTCTTATATTGACGGAACAAAGGAGGTTTTAGATATTGAAGATTTTGAGGCTTTTGAAAAATTTGAACAATTTGAATTTGTTGGTTTTTGCGGAAATCAAAATGTTTACTTGTATAAATAAAAAAGAGGGAAAGAAAATGACTGAAGAACAACTAAAAGAAGTGCTTATCGGGATTTACGAAACAGAATATAAAAACGAGCAAACATTTGAAGAGTACGCTGATGGCTGGGATTTTTGGATTGACAAAGATGGATACATCTTAATTGAGGGGCGTGGCATGAAACCGATTGACGGAATTCAGAAAGTTGGTCACGTAGATAACGGGGTGATCTATGCGTATTAACACATCACAAGTTGAGGCGGTCTTGATGAACAAGGCTGTCTCAGCATATCGCTTAGCGAAAGAAATTGGAATCCAAGAGAGCTCTATTTCTCTCTTGAGAAATGGCAAGAAAGACTTCAATAAATTGAGTCTTGAAGTAGCCATGAGAGTTCAATCTTGGATTGACGCTGGGAACTACCGTTTTAGCTATGATTACTCGGAGTTGATTGAAGAACTAGAAGCAGATATGGCTGAGGGATTGACAGGCGAGTATATCTATATTGTTCGTGGGGAATACAATGAAATACTTGATAAATGTCCTATCATCGATTACTATTATACTCCCGAAGAAATCGAAGAAGGGGACATAGCCGAGAAAATCCTTACTACTTCGGTGCTTGCAGAAATGAAAGCTGATAACGAAATACTTTAAAAGGCCGTGACAAATATCACGGTTTTCTATTTTGCAAAAACAGGCATTTTTAACGATTAGAAACCAAAATCTAAATCCTATTGTTCAAAAAATCGCTTACATGAAGAATAGGAAGAGGAAATCGTGGTGCATTATTGTCAAAAACGGTGTTTTGTCAAAAATAAAAACAGTGAATTAGTCACTGATTCTTTTGTAAACTATTAGAAATAAACTGACACTTTCTCAACTATACGGGCAAATATGAGTATGAAAATGAATACGATGATGAATACGATTTAAAAAAATGATAGCAATTAATGAAAATGATTTTAATGGAAAATAAGTAAAAGCTCAACTATTGAAAAGCGATGATAACTATTTGTAAACGCTTTTCACTTATGGTATAATAAGCATTGTATTTATTGTATATGAATCTGGAGAAAAAATCAAA